ATCTAATACAGGATTAAAATACCAATCAGATTGAACTAATTGTCCATCTAAACTTTCTTTTTGTGTTGTTGTTAATAATCCTACTTGCATAATTTTAATTTGTTCTACTTATAGCATTCGCCCAAGTTTTTATTATTGTTGTTAATGTTGATGCTTCAGCACCTGATAAACCACTGGCAAAAAAGGTAAATCCATGCCCTCTTGATGAATAGAACTTTATTAGATTTCCTTCATTTTCAGCAGCAATTACAAAATTATAATTACTACCCACATTTACCGATGTTATTGAAAATGCTTCACTAAATACTCCATCTGCGTAATATTCAAATTGTGTTGAACCAGTCCTACTTATCATATATGTTCCAACAACATTTGTTGATGTTGTTGATTGTGGAACAGGTGTATTAGCATTTATTTGAACTCTTGGACCTTGTGGTGATGCTGATTGGAAATATGGTGCGAAATAATATCTTGATGAATTGGATACATCCATAACACCAATATCAGACATACCACCTGATGTATGTAATGTTGTTAATAATGCTCCAACAGATGTGCTATTTAATGAACCAAAATTACTTGGTCTTATACCCGTATCACCATAAGCATTTGTTCCGTTTGGTTTAGAACCATCAGTCAAATCAAAAGTCCAACCACCATTAAAAGTTATTGTATGTGATGTTGATTTAGCATTTATTGAGTGTGATGCTGAAACACCACCTAAATGTGGATAAAAAGCATATAACTTATCATACAAATTATTTGATACTAAACTTGTAAATAATGTTCTTGTTGCTGCTGAAATTGTTGAGTTCAAAGTTCCACCCGATTGAACTACCCTTGTTAAATAAGCATTAGCCTCTGTTGTTCCTGATGGAATTGGTGATGTTGATGGGGTAGGTGTATTGGTTGGTGTTAATGTTGGTGTAACACTAATTGTAGGTGTAACTGTTGGTGTAATTGTTGCAGTAACACTTGGTGTAGGTGTGTTGGTTGCAGTAATAGTCGGTGTTGGTGTTGGACTAACTGCAGGTCCACTTGAAGGTTGTGGTACATTCATTACCACAGCACCCATCCATACATTACCAGGTTGTCTTGAACCAGGTGGATATAACATATCATTAAGTTTTGGTTGTTTTCTTGGTGCTTGGTATGGTCTGAATTTCATACTTATAAATATAAGATTGGCTTATGAAAATGGGGAGCTTTAACTCCCCAATTTTCAAGGTTTTAATTAAGATTGGAAAGTGAATCCACCTGCGGTGAATACTGCTCCGATAGTAGTTGATACTGCTACCTGTCTGATTGAGGTTGGTTCACCACCAGTCATCGTGATTGCTGTAGCGCCATTCAAATCAGTATAGGATTGACCTGTGTTCAAAGAACCAGATGTAACCAACAAACCGTTGTCTAATCCGGCCAACCAATAATTCTGGTTGTTATCTTCAATCAAGCAGAAAATTTCATTTTGACTTACCAAATCAACAAATGTGTCTCTTAATTGAGTTTGTAATTTAGGTAAGTTAACTACTACTTCTGGTTGGAATGTAACAGATTGACTTGTGGTGTTAATGCCAAGGGTTTCACTTAATGAACCTGCCTGCTTTGGCAATTGGAATTTGAACCAAGTGCCTGTGCCACCAATTGCAGATACTTCTGAATTAGTTACTGTATAACCTGTGATTGAACTTCCTGAACCTCCAAGCAACCACATGGTTTTTATTCCGCCGCTGCTGTTTGTTCTGCAATCAAGAGTATAGCCAGTAGATATATAACATGCTGCCATAATTTTGTTTTTTAGTTTTTTTTTAATTTATTTTATGTGTTGTTTGGTTGTTCCGTTTCTTTTCCTTAACTTTGTATTGTAATAGAAAGGAGGAAACAACCAAACATAACACTAATGATTATTTACAAACACAGAATGAAGCTACATCAAAGATACCCAAACCGTAAGTTACGTGTGCTTGAATTTTTACGATGTCCTCAAACGGGTCGTAGATTGATTTAACTGTCATAATTTCAGAGTTCATACCTACCATGTAGTATGATGAAGGCCCTGCGTAGTATGCGTTAACACCATCAAGCCCCACAGTTGGGATAACTTTGACGTTTGTAGCTGGTAAAGTCAATACCCAATCTTCACCTGTTGCTGCGTTCGCTGAGTCCATAGTGAACAAGTTCACATATGAGTTGTTTCTCATGCTCGCAACGAGGCCGCGATAGTTTGCGTATGAACAATAGATAGTCAAATCATCCATGTGTAATACATTTGAAGGAATGTTTTGGTAGATAGTAGTGAATACATCCAAACCATTAGAAGCTGTAGCCGCACTGTAGCTAATTTGTGTAGCTCCGTTGCCTGATGTAATTAGCGCTGCAACTCCGTTAAAACAAGCGTTGTTGTAGATTGTAGCACCTGTTGCAGTTGTGTTCTGCCACAATTGTTTTTCAACTTGGTTAGCAATTCTGTTTGAAATATCTGTTAAGATTGTTTCTTCAAAAGGAACTGACTCTTGGAAGTTGCTGTTTGTTAATGATTGAGACAAATATGTATCATACAAAGAGTATGGACATAATTGCTGGTTCACTTTCTTGTTACATAAATCTACAGTAACCAAGTTTTGTACTGTGTCACCTGTTGGGTCAAATCCGCAGCTTAAGTCCTGCAAGATTACATCATTCGTTACGAAACCTACTTTTTCAGTTGTTCCTTTAAGGTTTGGACGAATTGTCGCATACTTTGGTAAAGTCAATCCCAAGATTGCTTTAATCAACATATCAGAACCGTATGAATTGTAAGTTGGTAAATTTGATAAGTCATAGTTAAATGACATTTTTTTCTTATTTTCCATTTTTTTAATTATTAGTTTTTTAGTTTATTATTTTCTTAATGATTTAATTATATCCAATTTATAATCAGAAAAAGATTGAGTATAAGATTTCTTTTCTTCTACTGCAGTTCTTTCTGGTGACTTTTTGAATGTATCAAAATCAGTTTTTAATGAGTTTAACTCTGTTTTGAATTTTCCGTTCATAGAACCAACCAATTCAAGTAGGTTGTTAATTGACAATTTAATATCTTCAATGTCCTTACTAAAATCAACACTCATTTCTTCTGGTTTCATCATCTCTTCCACATTTTCTCTTTCTGTGATTTTACCATCTTTAACTTGTATTCTGATTTTATTTTCGTTTCCACTTGTGTCCTTTAAGGTTACTTGATGTTCTCCGTTTGGTGCTGGTTCTTTACTACCATCTTCCTTAACCAAGAATACATCTTCACCTACATCAAAAGTTTTAGATTCAAGGGTTTGTCCTTGTGCATCTTTTGCTTCTGTGTAGTCCATCATTTTACCATTTTCTTGTTCTACTTCCGCTTCATCTTCAATATCTTTTTGTGATACTGCGATAATAGCTGCTTCTTTGTCAACGGTGATAACAACACCTTCTCTTGTTTCGTGTGAACCTTCGGGTGCTGGTGCAAGTGTGGATTCTTTTACAACATAAAGAGTTTGACCTGGTTGAAAATCATCTTCCATATTGTTTGTAACTTCAGTAGTTCCATCAACAAGGAAAGTAGATTTAAAGGTCTCTTTCTTAAATTGTAATCCTAACATTTTTACGATATTATCAATTGCTTGTGCTGCGTTCATAATTTTAATCGTTTATTTGTTTTATTATGTTTATGATTTCTTGTAATAAATATTCATCATTATTTTGAGCAGAAAAGTTCATGATAAAATTACCTTCAACTGAAAATCCTTTTACTTTACCTTTCTTGATGAACTCATTCCAAATATAATCTCCTTCTTCTGTGTCCAATACTTTGAAACCTCCCATCCAAGTTCCCATTGGTACATTGTCCTTTGAAAAACCTAATTGGTATGCTTTATCTGATTCACCCGATACAATCCAACTTTCAACCATAACAACACTTTCTATTTTGTTTTCAGTGTGTTCATAGTTTGTCTTGTCTAATCTCTTTTCAATCATATAAAGATTTTGGATTTTCTCTATAACTTGTGGTGTAAATTTAACAAAGTATTTTTCACCATCATCAGATAATCTTGGTATTAGAATATTAGGTATCATTAGTGGAGAATACACCATTCTTTTTTCATCATCAGATTTAAATCCCATTTTGGACATTCCCTGTTGTGATATGATGTATGCTACCTCACTCTTTCTTTTTGTTTCAGGTGAGTAATAACCACTATTTGGTAATTGTTTTGGTGGTATTCCAGGTGTTCCTGTTACCATGCCTTGGTCTGCTAATACATCACCTTGAACAATATACTTTCTCCAAGCATGAACACAATTAGGTCCACCCTTGTATAACCACTTTGAATATGGTTGTCTTTCATGTCCAAACTCTGTATTTGTATCCCTTAATAAATCTATTTCTAATCTACGGAAATATCTATCTTGAATTGATGTGCAGAAATCTCTATCAGGTGCTCCTGTTAAGACCCTTTCATATTTGAAATAGTTTGTTGGGTTTCTATGGTTTCTTCTTTTTA